AGAAACAGGAAAGTCTTCGTGGTTTGCTTTTGCTATCGTTAATGACGAGATTGAAGAAATAAAGAAAGAGTTTGACGCAAAAAAGATTGAATATAGACCCATTGTCGCTGGCAACTTCACCAAGTCCTCGTCCGTAAAATGGTATCACTATGAAATTCACGGTGATTTAGTCAACGCCGACTGGATACATGAAAAAGGCATTTACATCGGAAATGCACAACCGATCAACAGGAGTTTATTCGTATGATTAGATGGATGATCGGTTACGACAAGGACGAATCCATTACAGCTTACGTCTTGGCTCACAGCCTTCAAACCCGTTCTTCCATGCCTATCTCAATTACCTTCATCAACCGGGATAATTTAAAAGGCATATTCACCAGAGAACGCGGGGAACTTGAGTCTACAGATTTCTCAATAAGTCGTTTCCTAGTACCTTATCTGTGCAACTTTGAAGGTCATGCGATATTTTCAGATTGCGACATGGTGGTTAGAGACGACCCCGCGAAACTCTGGGCATGGCGTGATAATAAATATGCCATTCAAGTAGTCAAACATAATCACCAACCGACTGAGACGACCAAGTTCCTGAACCATATCCAGACAAAATATGATCGCAAGAACTGGTCTTCAGTCATGCTTTTCAATAACGAAAAATGTATTTGTCTGACGCCTGAATATGTTAATACCGCAGCAGGGTTGGACTTGCATCGTTTCAAATGGCTGTCTGATGAAGAAATCGGAGACCTTCCGAAACACTGGAATCTACTCGTAGACTACGATAAACACGATAAAGACGCTTGTCTGGTTCACTATACGAAAGGCGGGCCTTGGTTCCGAGAATACGCTAACTGTGACTACCATCAAGACTGGCATATCTTGAAGTCTCAGATGCTTTACTCCGCTGAAACGATTGACGACAAACTGAAGCTCATAAAATGATTAGCGAACGCATAGACGAAATTACCAGAATCTCACCTGAATACCGAAATATCATATTACCTGCCCCCAAGTCAGTCAAAATAGAGCTTACTGGAAATTGCAACTTTTCCTGTACGTTCTGTGCGAGAAGTCAAAAACTCAGGGACGTGGATACAATAGACCGAAGTTTCTTCGAGAGAATCACGAAGGAAATGATGCAGGCCGGTGTTGAAGAACTCGGCCTTTTTTATTTGGGCGAGTCTTTCATGGTGCCGTGGCTTCCCGAAGCGATTAAATATGCCAAAGACATCGGATTTCCTTATGTCTTTTTGACTTCCAACGGAAGTCTCGCTTTTCCCGACCGGACGCAAGCCTGTATGGAAGCGGGTTTAGATTCTTTAAAGTTCTCATATAACTACGCTGACGCGGAACAACTTCACGACATTGCCAGAGTCAAGTCTAAATACTTTCTGGCTATTCAAAACAACATCAAATTCGCGCATAGAATTCGTGAAGAAAACGGTTATAAATGCGGTCTCTATGCTTCCTATATCGAGTATGATGGGGAACAAAAACAAAAAATGGAGATAGCGGTAAATGAAATTATACCCTATGTCGATGAAGTCTACGCCCTCCCGCTCTACAATCAGGCTGATCTTGTTAGCGCATCCGAAAAAGACAAAGGATGGAAACCCATCGCCGGTAACAGAGGTCGTGCCGCCGCGCTCAGAGACCCATTACCCTGCTGGGCCGTCTTTTGTGAAGGTCACATCACATGGGACGGGAAACTCTCGGCTTGTTGCTTCGACCATGATGGAAGATTTCACATGGGCGATCTTAATAAGATTTCATTCATGGAGGCATGGAATTCTGCTGAATTTCAGGCTCTTCGTGCGGCACATCTGGGTAAGGATGTAACCGGGACAGTTTGTATGGAATGCGTCGCATATGCCTAGACCATATAATAATTCAGAATGGCGTTTATTCTAAATATAAGTGCGTGGCTTATCAGTGAATGACGAAGATTCCCTGAGTCTCATCAGCGAAATACAACGATACAAAGACACGCATCTAATAGAGTTTTACGAACCTTACGACTATCAGAAAAGATTCCATTTCGCTAAAGGTGGAGGGACTTTCGTACCTCTTAATTCAGATAAAAATAAACTCGGATTAGCTATCCTAAGAGCTTTGCAGTCTGCGAATCAAGTGGGGAAAAGTTTTTGTGGAGGATGTGAAACCGCTTTTCATTTAACAGGTCGTTATCCTGTTTGGTGGGAAGGGCATGTATTTTCTCATCCAGTTGAATTTTTATGTTCCTCCAATACCAATGAAACGACCAGAGACAGATGCCAAAGAGAGCTTTTTGGAGACCCGGCGGATAAAGCGGCTATCGGGACAGGAGCTATCCCGAAAGAAGACATTAACGTAGACGATTTGACTCGGAAAGCGGGAGTACCGGATGCTTTAGAGTTTGCCATGGTCCGACATCACACCAACGGGATTTACGATGGTAAGTCTAAAGTCTATTTTAAATCTTACGATCAAGGCCCGAAGAAGTTCCAAGGTTACAGATTGGACGGATTTTGGGATGACGAAGAACCACCCAGAGATATTCTGTCACAACAGCAACGGTCTACGCTTTCTACGGACGGGATAGGTTACATGACCTACACCCCGGAAGAAGGTGTGACTGAAGTTGTGCATGAAGTCCAGCACGACTCCAAGCCGGGTTGGGCATTAATCACCGCGACATGGGATGACGCCCCTCACATGACGCCGGACAAACGACTTCAGAAACTCATGCAGTATCCTCCGCATGAAAGAGACATGCGTTCCAGAGGAATCCCGATGGTCGGGACAGGTTTGGTATGGCCGGTCAATGAAGAACAGTTAATGTGCCAGCCTTTTGACATACCGAGTTACTTCTTCAGACTTTGCGCGGTGGATTTCGGTTGGGATCATCCTTTTGCTGGTATTTGGATAGCCAAAGACAGGGATAAGGGGATTTTCTACATCTATGACTGTTATCGACAGTCACAAGCTTTAATCCCCGTCCAAGCCTCCGCTATCAAGACCCGTGGGGACTGGATACCCGTTGTCTGGCCGCATGACGGCATGAAACACGATCCCAAGTCTGGTAAGCCGATGGCCGACCTGTTTAGACATGAAGGCGTCAATATGTGGAAGGAGCCTTTCTCCAACCCTCCCGCTCTTGGGCAGAAAGAAGGACAAGGGGGGAATGGTGTTGAGGTCGGTGTTCAGGAGATTTTGACTTTAATGGAGACCGGACGTTTAAAAGTCTTTTCTCATTTAAAGGAATGGTTCGATGAATGGCGGATGTATCACCGTAAAGACGGAGAAATAGTGAAACTAAGAGATGATCTGATGTCAGCGACAAGATACGCCATCATGATGTCTCGTCATGCCCAGACAAAACCCGTCGCTCCGCGTAAACAACAAATTTATTCTGGCATGTCAAATTGGAACGGTTAAATGGCTGAGACAAAGAAAAGACGCATAACCAAAAAAGATTGGGATAAAGTTGCGGAGTTCACCAAGAACGAACTGGATTCTCGTCGTAATGACAAATTCCGAAAGACGCATGAGACGATTTGGCGTGAAGTAGACCGTCAAATTGCCATGAATCCCATGAAACGCTACACCAAAGACAAACAGGTTGTCGATGAGGAATGGCGTTCAGTCATGGAATTGGGAGAGTTAGCCAAAGCCTCAGAGATCATCACCGCTGATGTAATGAGACTGACTTTTCCCTCTACAAGAATGTGGTTTGAATCTCATTCCGAGCCTCCCGTCTCTTTAGACCCTAACACGGGTGAGAAAGTCGTCAATCAGGAACACCAGGAGTTCAACGACAAGGCTTTAAGAGCTTTGATGTCTCAACAGCATTTAGACTTCGGTTTAAAAGCCCGTTATGAGCTTTCGGTTAAAGAATCCCTCCATCATGGAGGATATGTATCTGAAGTCAGGTTTGAGAATCGGAGTAAATACCACGGTGGGACAGGAGTTCAGGTCATGGGTTCTCCGGTGTGGGTTCCGTATTCAATGTGGAACGCCTTCCCCGACCCGGCTCCCTCAGTCATAGGAACGGATATGTTTTATACCGGGAACATGATTCTCATTGACTATCTACCTTTATATGTCTTGAGAGAGATTGCCCAAGGTGAAGGATGGTTCCCTGAAAACATAGACAAAATTCCCAAGAAAAAGAACAACAATAAAGACGTGGAGACCACTGATGTTGAATTGGTCAAACGCTACGGAGATTTGGTTATCTCAAGAGGGGACGGGGATATTTACTTACCCAATGCCAAAGTCATTTTAGGAAACGACGTTATCCTTTATTACGGTCCTAACGAACTTCCTTATCCTTCGATCATTTATTCCGGGTACGAACGGATGGACGTTCGAGACCCGTATTACACGTCTCCGCTTATCAAATTGTCTCCCATGCAGAAGTTGGCTTCACAGTTGGCGAATAAATACGTTGACGCCGTATGGTTACGAACCGAACCTCCCATTGTCTATGACGCTAATGACCCGCAGTTTGTTTTGAATGGTGGTCCGTTAATCGCCCCTGGAGCGAAAGTAGGAACCAAGTCCACGGCTTCTTTCCAAGAGATAAAGATTGGAGAACCAGAACAAGCCTTGCAAGGACTTACATTGATTATCCAGCAACTTCAGCAAGGTCTGGGGGTTAATTCCATCCGTTCCGGTGGCGGTGGGGACGCGATGGACAAGACCGCTACGGAAATCAGGACAGCAGAAGCCAAAGCGGAAATCAGGACGGCTGAGTTTGTGGCGAAACAGGAAAGACACGCTTTAAGGCCCTATCTTTACATGCAGCATGAGTTGAACAAATTACACATGGAAGGGTATGAATTCTATAACCCGGAAATGGATGCTCCCGACTTCATGCGAGCGACCAAAGAAGACCTTCCGGGCACGGTTAATTTCGAGATTGTCGGTTCTCGCGGAGTATTGGGAGAACAAGCAAGACAGGAAAAAACATCTCAAGTTACCGCTTTTGCTTCTGGTGATCCAGGATTTTCTCCATTACTTAATAGAATAGCTCTTCTTAAAGAGATGTATCAAGATGCCGGAGTAAAGAATCCTGAGAAATTCCTGAACGTCCAGCAAGAACAATTACCGCCTGAGATTGAACAAGCCAGACAGGAATATGAACAGAAGATGGCTGAACATGAACAGATTATCTCCGATCTTCAAAAGGAACTGGCAATTACCAAGGCTGTGAATGAGGCAAAACTTCAAGAAGCTTCCATGATGGCGGATGTAAAAATGTCTGTTATGGAAATGGAAGGCAGGATGAAACAAATGGAACATCAGATGAAAATGACCGAGATGAGTAAAAAGATAACCATGATGGACCATAAAGAACCCGTGACTCAATGATTGAAGATTTAATCATCCGTTTCAAACAAGACCCGGAATTCAACAGATGGCTTAATGAAATCAAAGAAGCAAGGCCATTAGTCCCTGTTTTCAACCATAAAAACGATAATGTGGAGGAATGGAAATACAATTCAGCGAAGCGTGAAGGTTTCGATCTTGCGCTTCATTTTCTTAAAATCAAACCAGAGGAACTTTTATGAGCGACTTACCCCAGGAACAGAGTCCGACACCTGTCCCAACCGAAACGGCCCCCGAAGCCATCCAAACTCTCGCTGACGTAGCGAAGAAGTATAACGTGGACCAGCAGGTCCAGAATTTCACGGCCCAGCCGCAAACGCCTCAACCAACGTATCAACCGTCTTATCCCGCGCAACCGCCTTTCACGGCTCCCGACCCGGTAACTTCACCGGATCAGTGGAATCAGTATCAGGCGAGTTTGCTGATGCAGAATCAGCAACTCAGTGGAAATCTGCGGGAATTGACTCAGACGGTGGAGTCGATACGCAAAGAGGCGACTCAGGCGAGACTGGATACCGAAGTGAACAAGGCGGTCGCCAAGGTGAACGACAAGCTGAAAGTTGACCCCTTATATGCAGAAATCGCCCTCGAAAAGCGTTATAGGGATGACCCTATCTTCAAGAGAATCTGGGATAACCGACAGGTGAACCCCAAGGCTCTCGAAGAAGCTCTGGAAGTCGTTTCCAACGAATTACAGGGAGTATTCTCGGTAAGGCAAGACCCACAATTGACGGAAAACCTTCGTGCGGCCAAACAATCACAGAGAATGATGTCCACTACTCAAAAACCTTCAGGTGAAGGAGAAGACGCCATGAAAATGGGCGACGGAGAATTTGACCGTTGGTGGAGTCAAAAGAAACGAGGTTTAATATAAGTCATGGCACAAGTAGTCAGTAACTTTGCAAGTAACGTCCCCGCTCCTATAAACAATGTTTATATGCGCGGACTTCTCTCGGCGGCCCGTAAGACTTTACCGTTTTTCAACGGTACTCTCCCCGGTACGCTTGAGAAGGCGGGTGGTTCTGCCACCGTCAAATGGAGACGCATTGAAAACCTTACCGCAGTCACTACGGCCTTATCAGAGGTCTCGGCGGGTTCAACGCTCTCTTTTGGCGTAGGTCGTACTGCTGTCAGCCCAACCATTACCAACATCACCAAAGCCGTTGCCAAGTACGGTAACGCCATCATCCTGACGGAAGAAGTTGATTTGTTCAATATCAACTCAGGAACGATGGACTTGATGGAAACATTGGGTGCTAACGCTGGTGAGTCTCTTAACTCGGTAGCCCGCATTGAGTTCGATAACGCCACGCAGGTTCGTTTAGGTTCTGGCGTTTCGACCACCGCGACTATCATTACCGAGATGAAAGCCAATGACATCCGTTGGGCGGTGAACAAACTGGAACGCAATAGCGCCATGAAGCAGCATGCTCAAGGCACGGGTTCCACTAACGTCAATACCGCTACGGTACGTTCGTCATTTCATGGTATCTGTCACCCAGACGTAGCGGAAGATATTCGCCAACTCACCGGATTCCTCGGTGTGGAGCAGTACGGTGGATATACCGAGACCTTGGTGGGTGAATTTGGTGCCATCAATGGTGTCCGTTGGGTCATGTCTGAAATCGCCCCGATTCAGACCGCTGCCGCGACGACATCGACTTCCAGTGTATTCCGCGCTACTTCTTCAACGTCTGCGGATGAAAATGACGTTTATACTTCGTATATTTATGGCAAGGAAGCCATTGGTACTATCGGTCTGGGAGTTGCTTATTCCGATGGTGTCAACAAGATGTACGAGAAGAAAGAGCAGGCCGTCATGCTTATCCACAAGAAACCCGGTTCTTCGGGTGTGGCGGATATGTTTGATGAAGTCGGGTCTATCGCTTGGAAGGCGTGGCATGCGTCGAAAATATTGAATGGAACATGGATTGTTAAGGTACATACGTTGGCTAAATCCATTATATAAGTAATCAGCAGTAGTTAAATGGGGCTGGGAAACTGGCCCCATTTCTCTTAAAATAAGAGAATGAAAATTTGTTCTAAATGTAAAACAAATAAGCCATCAGATGAATTCTATGATGGATGTAAAGATACGCCAGACGGTAAACAGCGTTGGTGCAAATTATGTATGAAAGCATCAGCTAAAAATAGATATGATTCTGATCCTGAAAAATTCAGGAAAAATACGCGAGAATACTATGTAAGAAATAGAAATAAAGTTCTTGCTTATGGTGAACGTTATTTTCAAGAACATAGAGAATATTTTAAAGAAAAATGCAAAGAATCATGGCATAAACATAAAATAAAACGTTCAGAATCAAGAAGCACTAAACGACAAGGCGATCCTGAATGGAAGAAAAAAGAAGATGCCAGAATTAAAAAATGGCGTTCTAAAAACAAGCATCGCGTTATTGCATGGGTGGCAAAACGAGAAGCTACAAAATTAAATGCCACCCCAAAATGGGCCGATATAGAAAAGATAGTTTCGATTTATAAAAAAGCTCAGGAACTGACAATAAGTAAAAATATAAAACATCATGTGGATCATGATGTTCCTTTATGTGGGAAAAATGTTTGCGGTCTT